TTAATGACAAGTGCCATCTAAACCTCTCCTTACGTTAATCTTAGTATTGCTGCAGATGTTGTAAATGCAGGGAACTGAATTGTAAATGTTCCTGCAGTTGCAGTTTTATCTCCACCAAAATCTAAAACACAAACAGCGTCAGTAGTATTTGAACCACCGTTAGTTGTTGTATTGTAAATTAAAGCTCCTCTAGCTGTTAATGTTACACCAGTAAAAGATAGGTTAGCGAAACTAGTAATTGCTACTGATGATGACATCTTAACACCTTGATTAACAAGTGCTGAACCACCTGCTGTATATTGACCTGAATTAGAAACTTCAGATCCAGTTGCTCCTAAATTTGGTGAGTAGTTTGTAGTTGATTTACCTAGTGTTGCAGTACTTTTGTACATTGCTAATTTGTATGTATCTGTTGATGCATCAAAATCGTGACTTCCTTGTAGTAGTTCTTTTTTAAAACTATCACAAATTGCGTTTGTTGTTATTGCCATAATATTTCTCCTTTAAATTTAATTGTTTGGTGACGGTGAAGGTACTTTAACCCTTGGTACACCATCATCATATTCTGCACGTCTTCTTCTCCCCATTTGTTGAAGAGCAAAATTCTGTATACTTTCATTATACTTACTTTTATATAGATTGTACATATCCATTGGTCCTTTAAGATAAGCAAAAGCTTCAGTCAATACACCATCTAAAAGTAAGCCTTGTTGGTATTCTGATAAATAAGTATTATTAGTAGAGGTAAAACTTGGTGGTGAAATAATATAATTTAACTGTACTGCATAAGCTTGATCTGGAGTTGGAGCCACAACAATACTAGATTCATCCCAATTAGCGTAATATTTTGGTAAGCCTGTGGTACCACTACCATTATACTCTGAGATAAAACTTGTATCTCTTTTTTCCATGAAAGTTCTGTCACCGGTTTGATCAGTCGTACTAAATACTTGTAGAGATCTAATAATTAAAAAATCTGCAGGAGTAACTAAATATCTTTTACTTGCAGTAAATGAAGAAGTTGCATATTTTCTTGTATCATCATAATCAACTGATCCTGCAACATTTAATTCTGTGTTTCTTATAAATTGTCCAATTATAGTATCACTCAATACATTTGAATCTACTTCTGTGTAGTTTCTAACTTGTGTTAAAAAATCTGAGTATGATATAGCCATTATGTAATGCTCACTGTTATATTGCCTAAAGTTGAAATTAATTGTCTTCTTCTATTTTGTAATGATGGATCTTCTGGAAACATACTTGATATGGAAGTAGTAATTCCATTTGATGTAACTTGAGTTGACTGTGTTCCAAAAGCAAAGTCTCCTGGTAAAGTTAAATTAGCAGTCATCATCCCTTGGCCTCCTGTTGATGCTATTTCACCATTTACTAAAGTTGGTTTTTGAAAATCTTGTGATCTTGTATTTTTTAAAGCTACAGGATCGGCTTTATGATAGGGTGGATCTAATTGTGGATGTTTTGGTTCATACTCTGATATATGTACTAATGCACCTGTCCACTCTTTAACCATTTCCTTATAAGGAAATGCTTGGCCAGATCTATCTGATATTGCTTTACTTCTTCTACCTGATGCGTAACTCATTACGAACCTCCAGGAAAGTATGACTGAGGAGAAATATAAACTGAAGTTCTAGAACCATCTTCGTTTAATGCTCTAATTAATTCATCCTCATATAATTGTTTTAATAATTGTATTCTATCTGGTGCTCTTTTTTGTGATAAATAATATGCAAGACCAGAACACATACAAGGTAAAAATCTATATGCAACATCAGCTGTTTTTGTAAATCCACCTGCATCTTCAATTCTATTTATTGTATAAAATTTTAATGTTGTATAAGTAGATGCATCGGGTGCAACATATAAACTTATAGTTGGTGTTGTTTGTCTATCAACATAATATTGTGAAGGTTGACCTGTTGCAAGTTTATTAGGAAGTGCAGCATAAGCAGATCTATCAATTTTTGTTAATGCAATATCATTTGTTGATGATGTATTTCCTGCTGCATTTGTTGTTGAGATATATGCTTCAAGTACATCGTTGACATCTGTAGCTACAGTGTATGTAGCAGTACCTGCTACTAATGCTTTTTCATTAAGCTTAACTTTCCAAAGGTGTATACCTCTGTTACCCCATTCTGAAAATAAAAGATTTAAACTTCTTCTTGCGCTACGTAAGTCATTACCACTATTAGTCCGCATACCACATCGTTCGTATGCTTCTTCAATAATGTCATCGATCTGAAGATCGAATGATGTAGTTCCTGATGTAGCCATAATTCATTACATTATATCTTTATAATAATCTAAAGACTTTCCTGGTATTAAATTTTCATCTTGAAGACCTTGACCTTGAGTTCTAGCTGCGCCATAACCTTTAGCCATATCACCTTTGTAAGCTTTCATCATTTTACCTTTGCTAGCTTGTCCTGTTGTTTGTGGCTGTTGTTGATTTTGTTTATCCCCAGGCATAAGTATAGGTCCTGTTGTTTGATTTTTTTTATCCTCTTGTCTAATAACTGGTGAAATAGGGCTAGCAGAACTTTTTTTATTTCCCATTAATTTTTTTGCACCTACACCTAATGCTATAGTACCAAGTACAGCTCCACCTGGTTTTTCCATCATCTTAAAATCTTCACCAGATATTTTACCATCTTTATTTTTATCTAATTTTACTTGATTGCCTTTTAACATTGTATCTCCTCCTGTGCTCATTTTCATCAAATCAGCATGATAATCTTTTGTACTTGTTTTACTTAATTTAGTTTTTAATTTTTTAACTTTAGCTTTTTTCTCGGGTGACATCGTTGCAACGTCATATACTAGATTTGTTGCAGTTAAACCTAAACCAACTGGTGTTAACATTCTTCCAGCTTTAGCTATCTTACTAGCTGTTCTTAACTTCTTAGCTGCGCTTGCAGTAACCAATGCTTTTGATGCACTTGCAGGTTTGTCTAATTTTTTAGTTAAACTAAGACCCTTCATTAAGTTTTTAGTTTTCTGTCCAGCTTTAAAAGCGGTTTGTTCAAACTTAGCAGGATATGCACCTTTTACTGGAGCATTTCTGGTTTTTGAAAACAAGTTTTTTAGTTTATCTGATAATTTTGACATAATTATTTACCTTAGATTTCTATCATACCACCATAATACTTCTTGGTAAAGGTACTCACATTATTTGGCTTTCCTCCAGGATTACCGGCTTGTCTTTTCCTTGCAACAGCAGAACGCTTTTCTGATTCTGTCATTCGGTTGGCTTTTGCAGCAGGCACGCATTTGGGGTATTTTCTTTTGGATCCACTTGCAGATTTTCTTCCACATTCTTTGTATCCTCCACCTTTTTTAGGTGAACCAATATCTACCCATTTTTCATCAAACCACTTTTTAAGACTCATTAAAATACGCCTTTGAAACCTTTGCCTCTAATCGCTGCTCCTGTTCCACGTACCTCGCCTCCACACATCATTTTATTTGCCGCAGAACCACTACTGTCTGTAGTAGTATCTATCTGTAGTCCTCTAGGTAACTCATCTATGTTTTGTTTTGGTTTTTTTAATGGTTTTTTATTTTTCTTTTTTTCTTTTTTTTCTTCTTTTTTTCCACCTCTTATATAATAAGGAGTTTTTAAAATATCTCCAATAACATCAAAAATTTTAGTACTTGGTTCTCTATTTGGATTTCTTTTATCTCTAGTCATTAAGTCTCCTGTATTAGCTTTCTTTGGTCCCCAATCTTTTCTTTTTAAACCAGATGGATCCTTTGCTTTTCCTGCGCAAATTTTAGATGCATAAGCATTAGCATATGCAGAAGGGTATACTTTGAATTTTCTTTTGGCTGCAGATTTGCCTCTTGCACATAATTTAGTCATGCAAGAAGTATATCATTTATTGACTATACAGTAAATGTCTTGGCTAATGGGTTTTTCTTCTTTTTAATAGATAGCTTAACTCTTTTCTTTTTTTCTTTTTCATCTCTTGCACCTCTTAATTTACCATCAATTTGTGCAGGTATTTGTCCTCTAGTTATTGCCATTATAATATATCCTTTGCTTTTCCTATTATTGGTTTATACTTTGTTTTTCCTTCTTGTCTATAAGCTAATAAATATTGTTCTCTTCTATTTTCAGAAACCCAACTTGCGTGGATCCATCCGCTGTTTGGTTCACCAGGTGTGTAGTACTCGAGAATCAATTGATCTGTCTCAAGATTTTTTTTTACCCAATCAGCTACTTCAGCATTATCAACTCCTACACATTCAAAATCACAGGCCTCCGCTTTTGCATGTTGTGAATTTCTAGAGCTGCCAATAGCTAGACATAAATCTTCACTACGGAATCCACTAGTTACTTTGACTCTTCCGAAATGATCTCGTACCGGTTGCAGTATATTTTCACATAGATCTTTTAATTTTTCTATTTGACCTGCATTTGGATTATTATTAATACCCTTCCTAACAGCTGTATCTGATTTGATAAGCTCTAATAGAGTGAAGTTACGACTTAAATTCATAGTTACTCCTAGTTTAAAATTAATTTTTTTATTGATTTTGATCCATCTATATTTGACTCGAGCTCAGCCATCGACTTTATGCATTGATAAATTATTTTATTATTTTTATTAGTACGCATAGCAATTCTTTTACCTTTGAGACAGTCGGACATAGATACCTGTATTCTGTGTTCTTTTATCTCTCCGTTGACAATCATAAGAAGAGCAATAATTAATTCTGTCATTAATGGGCTCCGTTGCCATTTGCTCTAACTTTATCTTTTAAATCCTCGATATCAACTAATGCTTTTTCTAATTGATTTCTTAAAAATTCTATATTAACTTTATTAGTCATATTCATCTCTTGAGTCTGTTCCATTTTCTCAACGGACTTGTACAAATCTTCCAATAAAAAATGTTGCTCCTGGTCTACGGGGACTTGTTCTGATTTTTTTAATAAATCATTTGTAAACAGCTCACGTGATGTCTCCAGTGATACCAATCTTGAAGTTAGCTCTGTGTATGCAAACACACCCATTGCAACGAGCACTATCAACGATGCTACGGTTTTCATAGGCATTTGTACTGCAGCAGATTCAGATATGTTTAAAGGTTTAGTCATTTGTAGGTTCTGGTAATTTAAAATCTTCTGGTGGTAACATTATGTTTTTTGTACCCATAAATTTTTTATTTTTATTTTCAGGTAGGTTTTGATAATCGTCTCTTAGATCATCCCAAGCACTACCATCTGGTGCTTCTTGTTTTTCATCATTAATAATTATACCAGAGCATTTTGATACAAGCAAATGGAAGTTAGGATTGTATTTTAATGTAGGATTTCTATTTACTTTTCCACACATTTTCATTAATTCCAACTGTTGTTTTAACTCCATATTTTCTTGTTGAACAGCTTTAAATTCATCAGTACAGGCTGAGCCTAAATAGTGTCTCCAAGTTAAACGTAAGGATCTATCATCAGAAGGACTAGTATAATTATTATCGGGATTAAAATGCCTATAACTGTTTTCTGAATCTCTTTGTTCGACCGATAAGCTAAGATCACCAGTGCTACAAGTATTAGTACCATTATTAAGATACTCATTTCTACTATGCGCAGGCTTCATAAAACATAACAACACAAATAAAATAACTAATAGACCTGTAAAATAATAATTCATCCTGGCGATCTCCATGTTGCATAAATCCTTAATAGTTAATTTCTCTGTTTAAATCTTTTATATCGTAAGTATGTTCTCTAACTTGATCGGCTAAAGTTCTATATAAATTTTCTGCCATTTGCCATGTAGCTTCTGCAGAGGATAGTCTTGTATTAATATCAGTAATATTTTTTGATAGTTGTCCTACATCTCTTTCAAGATTAGTTAATCTTTGCTCATTATTGTTAATAGTATCTGTAAGATTTACAATATAACGAACACCCGTAAAAGTTCCGACTAGGACTGAAGCCACAACCGGAACCATTACAATATTCTTCTTTAATAAATCTACTAAATTCATTATTTAACAATGTAAGCTACAACAAGAATAGCAACTACAAGACATTCAATCTTGTGGTCTGACCAATAATGCATAGCTTTAGTTTTTAATTTATCTATCATGTTTTTCTCCTTTTTTTATCTTCTTACATTTACACCTTGGTGCAGTAAAAAAATTCCATAAATTATCCATTGCTCCAAAAAGCGAATAAAAAATTTTATCAATCATAGTCTTAAAAATTATCCCTAGTATTATTAAAATAAAAATTATGTAGAGTATAACATAGAGGAGGGTGTCTAAAAATAACCAATAAAGTTTTTCTAGCACTTCCATCTTCTTCTAGCCTGTCTTAATCTAGAATTAGGATCTTTAGCAGCTTTAGGAAACTTCTTCATTTGTCCCGCTGATCTTGCACAATATGATTTTCTACGAGAAGCTCTTTTCTTTCCTGGGTTATCTTCAGTTACTGCAGTTTTTAGTTTACTGCCTGGGTTTTTTCTTCTGTAAGCCATAACTCCAGCTTGAGTCATACCCGCTCCACTTTTAGTCGAACGAAAATTCTTTTTATTTCTAGATGGCATTCCACCTTTTTTTAATTCGATTATATCAGCGTAATAATCCAAATCCATTTTAAGTGAATGAAATAGTTACACCTGAAGTACCCGCAATAGTTGCATGAATACCATCCTCAAATAAAATACCATTACCTGGTAAATACATATCTAAACCTTCAGTTCCAAAAAGATAAGTTGCAATAACACTTCCTGAACCACCACCAGATCTAAATATAATTGAACCACTAGCATTTCCTTTAGCTTGAATAGAAGTTAATCTTGCTCTCCCTCCAACAGCTACCATTTGTGCTGTAGATGTTGCGTGTGCTACCGACTGATCTGATGAAAAACTTGAACCACCCATTATCCATTACTCCCTGTTAAATTAGGACCAGAATATTTATCTGTTAGCAATGTATAAGCTGTAACTTTAGTTTTTGTTTTACAAAAAACTCCTTTTGGAAATAGAATACCATCATCTGGAAAAGAAAAATTAACTAAATCTCCAGAAGGCACATCTGCAATAAACATTGTGTCACCTGTATTTGAAGTTGTTGTTAATTCTAAAAGACCTGCTCCTGTGCCATCACTAGCAACAATAATTCCTTTAAGCCTAATTGGTTGTGAAATAATTGCGCCTGCTCCTGCAACAGCAGTTGATCTTGTAGCTTGTATATCGCCTTTGAACATAAATCTCCTGTGTTCGTGGCTCCCGAAGGAGCCACTAGTTTATTATTAAGCTATTGTTACGCCTCTGTCGGCAGTTAAAACCCAACCGATAGTGCTGTTCCAAACTAAAGTAGCCGCTTCAGCTACTGCATCAAAAGCTAATGTAGTTCCACTAGCAAAAGTAGTTGGAGTAACAGTTGCAGTTCCACCACCGTCAACAACCATGTAAATGATTTTAATTTGACCTGAAGTAGTTCCATCAGCTAAAGTTACTGCTGCAGCTCCACCAGCTGTAGTAAGTTCTGTTACTAAATTAGTAAGATCAATCGCACCTGCTCCTGATAATGATTGAACACCACCTGTAATAGTTGCTCCGTAAGTAGCACCTACTGTGATTGCACCTGTTGATGCGTTTTTAGTTACTGATTCAAAACCATTTTCCGATCGGACTGGTCCTGAGAATGTAGTATTTGCCATAATATTTTCTCCTGTATAGCGTTAAATTTTGTAGTCTCTATACCGTCTGCCTAGTCAGTCTACAAAATAATTTATTTTCTAGGTCTTTTTATTATACACAAAAAAAGGGGCAGTGTGAACACCGCCCCTTTTAAGTAATACTAATTGTATTATTTATTAACTAGTTGGTAAGTTTCCGTTACCAAAGATTGCTCTAGGATCTGAGAATCCAAAAGAGTATCTTTCTCTAGCTTTAAATCTTACGTTACCAGTATCGAAGTCACCTTCAATCGCAGTTT